CAGATTACTTTTTAGGTGGCTTGGCTTTTTTATGCCCTTGCTTGTGATAGCGACCACTTCCCTTTTTTGTTGCAGACGGATTTTTCATATTGATTTTCCTGATAACGGGCAATATAGCCCCGCAAACCTAGCGCGCTAGGTTTGCAGAGTTTACTGATTAGTCCGCACGCGTACCAACATAGGCTTTGATGCCGTGTGAATTTAGGACATCAGCGTAAGCGCGGGCGCCCGCTTCCTTCAAATCCATGCTTTGCGTATGCGAGCCCGCAGGATTCCACAACTGCAGACCACTCGCGCCATACATCGGGCTAAACCCAACTTTTTTCATGTCGCGCCCCAATTTAGTGTTGCCGGACACGACCGCACGAACCCACGCGAAACCGCAGAACATAGGTTCGCCATGCTTAGCAAGAAACGCGGCTTCCGCAGATTTCGCGGCTTGTAATGCTTCAAGGTGAATTGCAAAAATATCCATGATGATTTTCCTAATAGAAAGAAAAGAAAGAAAAAACCCGCCATGCTCATAACATGGCGGGCTGAACAAATCGAATTGAATTCGATTATTTCGTCATTGCGAGTAGACCGGAGATAAGCAATTCATCCGCGTCATCCGTGCCAGCCTTACACAACTCTTTAGCGCGGGCAATGATCGCGTCACGCGTCACCGCGCGGGCTTTTTGCGCTTTGTCCAGTTCCGGCTTTTCACGACGCGCCAACTCATTGTTGATTTCTTTAACAAGTGAGACTGACTTGTTATCACCCTTTTTGAGTGCGGCTTCTTTTTTCTCGATCAACACAGCGTCAGAATCGGGCGCGTGCTTTTCGATCAACTTCACACGATTTTCTGCCATGCGCACCGCGTCTTTGTCCTCAGACTTTGGACGCGTATAGTCCGCTTCACTCGCGAGGTTTTTAATCGCTTCTTCCCAGACTTTCTCAGCCGCAGGAATTGATACCGCGCCCGCGTCATAAGCCGCACCCACATAAAACCCGCGAATGATCTTAAAATCGTCATACTTGATTGGTATGATTTTCTTAGGTGTCAACGGATGATCATCAGCGTAACGCATGACTTTCCCGTCAGCGCCTAATTGTGCGATCCAACCGAGCAGGTTAGCATTCAAACGCTCTAACTCGCCTTTGGACTGGACGATCTTTGCCGTCTCTTTTTGTGACGCGAAGCCAATCTCTTTGATTGACGCTTCGACAGTAGCGATCGCAACACCATTGATTGACTCAACAGCGGGCAGGGTTTCCGCGATAGCGGAATTGATTTTGCTTAGTTGCATTTTTGATTCTCCAAATATAGGAATGGCAAAAGCGCCCCGAATTAAGCGAATCGATTCGCTTTATTCGTATCAGTAGCAGGGTTTGCATCCCTGCTATCCGATGAATACAGTATGACAGAACCAGTAGATTTAGGGTGATTCGGAACAGCGCCCGCACAGCGTCAACCAATGCTATCCAATGCCAAAAATAAAATCGACCTTCCTCCGATTACATGGTAGTAATTCGAAAAAAATCTTCTCCGGCTACACCCATGCGAGAAAAAAAACTTCGCGCCGGAGAGACCCCCATAGCCCCATTGCGCGTCGGAGAGGACCCGCAGACCATACACAGTGTTTTGCACACCCGGTTAGTAAAATTTAAAAGTGGGGGGAGGGGGTATATTTTTTAAGTATCAAGTCGTGCGTTTTAAGTATCTAGTACTCCCCCCGTCACTTTTATTTTTCTGCACCCCCCGGGGGTATATATTTTTTGTGATACATTTGCGCAAACAACGGAGTGCCCCTTTTCCTCCATGACGCTACAACTTAATCCTGATAAGACGGTTCCTTACCCCACAAGTCTGGAACCCGAAGTCGCTTCTACTTTGCATGAGAACATGCAGATAGCGGCGAACACGGCGTCTCTTCTCAAAGGATTGGGTGCACACGTAGACGATGACCCCGAAGCTGAAGAGAAAGCGGGCGAGGTATTCAAAACCTTCAATGAGTTGATCGTCGACCAATACGAGAAAGCTATGACTGCCGACGCCCCGCAAAAGCGAGGGCGAGGCAGGCCGCGCAAAGAAGTAACTCCCCAAGATAAGAATCCGCAGACTTTGTACTCCCTGCCCGTCGCGGACCGCATAGGCAACATGCTGCGCGAGTACGACAATGAGTTTGTGGCTGATGCCTCTCAACTCAGGTTAGTGGTTACTAACAAACTCCTTGACCTTGCGTCGTGCGGCGACCCCAAGATAGAGATCAAAGCGACAGAGATGCTGGGCAAGATTAGCGATGTGGGCTTGTTCTCTGAGAAGACCGAGATCACCGTTACGTACAACAACGTGGGCGACTTAGATCAGGCTATTAAAGATAAGGTGCGTAAGATGTTGCTGGGGCAAGGCGTAACCGACATCACCCCGATAGACATTGACCTCGATGCAGAGTTTGGCCCAACAGTTGGGTTAGAGATGGTCGAGGAGGTGCAGCCCGCCGAGCCAGACTTGCCCGCTGAGGACACCGATGCGTGACGTAGCGCTCTCCTCCCCAATGGATGCAGAGCTCAAAGCACTGCTCGCCAACTTAAACAAGCTGACCCCAGCACAAAAATCTGCTGTATTAGACGATCTGAACAAACGCGATGAGATGTTTGGGCGGCAACAGGCCCGCGATACGTTCATGGGGTTCGTAGATATGATGTGGCCCGAGTTTATCGGGGGTAGACACCACAAGATAATGGCGAAAGCGTTCGAGAAAGCCGTTACAGGCGGGTCGAAACGGCTGATTATCAACATGCCACCACGGCACACCAAGTCAGAATTCGCTAGTTATCTACTTCCAGCGTGGTTTTTGGGTAAATTTCCTCACAAGAAGGTGATTCAGTGCTCGAATACGGCGGAATTGGCGGTCGGATTCGGTAGAAAGGTCCGAAATCTGGTGGATTCGGACGAATACAAGGAGTTATTCCCCGGTTTAGAGCTAAGAGCGGACTCAAAAGCTGCCGGAAGGTGGAATACTAGTAAGAATGGCGACTATTTTGCGATTGGTGTAGGCGGAACGGTTACAGGTAAGGGTGCTGACCTGCTTATTATTGACGATCCACACTCAGAACAGGAAGCCGCACTTGCTGCGAGCAACCCAGATGTCTTTGATAAGGTCACGGAGTGGTATACGTCCGGACCACGCCAGCGTCTCCAGCCGGGTGGTGTAATTATTGTCGTTATGACGCGTTGGGCCATGCGAGATTTGACGGGTCAGGTGTTAAAAGCTGCCGCTGCCCGTGGTGGGGATAAGTGGGACGTGATTGAGTTCCCTGCGATCATGCCTAGTGGTAAACCCTTATGGCCTGAGTTCTGGTCATTGGCAGAACTAGAGGCGCTTCGCGAAGAACTCCCCAATGCGAAGTGGCAAGCTCAGTATCAGCAGAACCCTGTAGGTAATGAGAGTGCGATTATTAAGAGAGATTGGTGGAAGTGGTGGGAGAAAGACGATCCACCAGAATGTGAGTACATACTTCAGACTTGGGACACGGCATTTGAGAAGAACAATCGGGCTGACTATTCCGCAGGTACGACGTGGGGGATATTTGCTAATGATGAGGACAACGGGTCTAAGAACATCATCTTGTTAAACACATATAAGAAGCGGGTTGAGTATCCAGAGCTGAAAAGAGATGTTCTTAAAGAGTACCAAGAATATGAGCCGGACGGAGTTCTGATTGAGAAGAAAGCGTCGGGCGCTCCGCTCATCTATGAGTTAAGGGCGATGGGTATACCTGTACAAGAGTACACGCCTAGTAAGGGACAAGACAAAATTTCCCGTTTAAACTCCGTATCAGACATAATTGCGTCCGGTAAGGTCTGGGTACCGCAGACTCGTTGGGCTGAAGAGCTTGTTGACGAGGTTGCTGCGTTCCCCTCTGGCGAGCATGACGACTTGGTTGACGCGACTACTTTAGCGTTAATGCGCTTCCGCGCTGGTGGGTTCTTACGCTTACCAAGCGATGAGCCTGAAGAGATTGAATGGTTCCGCAGCCGCAGTAAAGAGCGGTACTACACAGTATAAGGACACGATATGGCAACAGGAATGATGGACAGAGGTTTATACCAAGCACCTATGGGGCTACCCACAGAAGACATGGGTCCTGATATAGAGATAGAAATAGAAGACCCCGAAGAAGTAAATATTGGGCTGGGCGGTATAGAGATTCAACTCAAGCCCGAGAAAGAAACAGCAGATACTTTCGATGCCAATCTTGCCGAGTACATGGACGATGGTGATTTGTCTGGGCTGGCGAATGAGTTAGTAGAAGATTTTGATAAAGACCAGATGGACCGCAGAGACTGGGTGAAGACCTATGTTGATGGTCTAAAACTGCTGGGTCTACAGTACGAAGATAGAACTGAGCCGTGGCAAGGCGCGTGTGGTGTGTTCCACCCCATGTTGACTGAGAGCGTAGTTCGCTTCCAAAGTGAAGCGATGATGGAGACCTTTCCCGCTATGGGGCCGGTCAAGACGCAGATCATCGGCGCTATAGATTTGTTGAGAGAAGAAGCCGCCGCCCGCGTGCGCGAGGACATGAATCACCAGTTAACAGAGGTGATGACCGAGTACAGACCTGAACATGAGAAGATGTTGTGGTCATTGCCTATTACGGGCTCTGCATTTAAGAAGGTGTACTTCGATCCTAGTAAGGGTCGCCAAGTTGCTGTGTTCATACCAGCCGAAGATATTGTTGTGCCGTACGGCGCGTCGAGTATTGAGGATGCAGAGCGTGTTACGCACGTCATGCGTAAGACAGAAAACGAAGTTATAAAGTTACAAGAAGCTGGGTTCTATTGTGATGCAGATTTAGGCGAGCCCGGTTATGAGTTAGATGATATTGAGAAGCAGAAGGCCGAAGAACTCGGTATGAATGCGACTCAGGATGATCGCTACCGCATCCTCGAGATGCACGTTAACTTAGACTTGAAGGGGTTTGAGCACGAGGATAAGAAAGGGCGTGCTACGGGTATTGCGTTGCCATACGTTGTGACTCTTGAGAAAGGGTCTCGCACTATTCTTGCTGTTAGAAGGAATTGGTATGAAGATGACGTCCTCCACACGAAGCGCCAGCATTTTGTGCACTATCAGTACATCCCCGGCTTTGGCTTCTACGGATTTGGACTTATACATCTCATTGGAGGTTATGCCAAATCAGCAACCATGCTCATCCGTCAACTGGTTGATGCTGGCACTCTCTCAAATCTCCCCGGAGGACTTAAATCACGGGGCCTTCGCATTAAAGGTGATGACACGCCGATTCAGCCCGGAGAGTTCCGCGATGTAGATGTGCCAAGTGGCAGTATCAGGGACAACATTCTTCCTCTGCCATACAAGGAGCCGTCACAAGTATTGATGGCGTTGTTCCAGCAGATTGTGCAGGAAGGCCGTGCCTTTGCATCGAGTGGAGATATGAACGTCAGCGACATGAGCACTAACGCTCCTGTTGGCACAACACTAGCTCTGCTTGAGAGAACTCTAAAGGTGATGACCGCTGTCCAAGCGCGTCTGCACTACGCCATGAAGCAGGAGTTCAAGTTACTCAAGGTGATCATTGCTGACTACACACCAGATGAGTATGACTACAAACCTGAAGAGGGTAGTCGCAAGGCGAAGAAGTCTGACTACGAGTCTACAGAAGTTATTCCTGTTAGTGATCCAAACGCCGCAACGATGGCGCAGAAGATCGTGCAGTATCAAGCTGTTCTTCAGTTAGCACAAAGCGCACCGCAGTTGTACAACTTACCACTTCTACACCGTCAGATGATCGAGGTGTTGGGCATTAAAAATGCTAACAAATTGGTCCCTGTTGAAGACGATCAAGTACCGACTGATCCAGTACAAGAGAATCAGAATCTGTTGACTGGCAAACCGGTCAAGGCGTTCATCGAGCAGAACCACGAAGCGCATATTCAGACACATATGTCTGCGATGCAGAATCCGAAGATTCAACAGTTGATGCAGATGAACCCACAAGCCCCTGCTATACAGGCGGCGATGATGGCGCACATCAACGAGCACATTGCGTTTGAGTATCGCAAACAAGTTGAGATGACTATCGGCGCACCGCTGCCCGGTGAAGAGCAGAACAAACACATGCCTCCAGAAATGGCGGACCAGATTGCGATGGCTACTGCCAAGGCGTCACAGCAGTTGATGCAGCAAGCTCAACAGCAGGCGGCGCAACAACAAGCCCAGCAACAGATGCAGGACCCAGTTGTTCAGATGCAGATGCAAGAGTTGCAGCTTAAACAGCAGGACTTACAACTCAAGGCGCAGAAGCAAGCGACCGATGCCGCGTCCAAAGCCGACCAGTTGGAGATTGAGAAGTCGCGCATTGAAGCGCAGATGCAGATCGCAGCTATGCAGGTTGGCGCTACTGCCGCAGCTAAACGCGACCAAATGGAGCGGCAACAGCAGACCGACGGCGTGCGCATGGGCATCGACGCCGCTAAGCATAAAGCGCAGATGGCTGTGCAGATGGCGCAGCGCAACTCACAGAAACAGTCTCCTAAGAAAGGGGATAAATGAGTAACCAAGCGTTTTCATACTTAGCCAAGGAGATTGACAAGCTCCGTGGCGATCAAGTTACCTTCCTCGCTGGAGGAGGTGCGAAAGACTTTGCCGAGTATCGGCATGTTTGTGGGGTCATCCGAGGTCTGACTCATGCAGAACAACTTGTCAGAGACCTTGTGCAGAAAATGGAGTATGCCGATGAGTGAGTTTGATGTTTCCGCTGTAGACCTTTCCAAGGTGCTCAATGCAACCGACGAAGAGAAAGCAAAGCAGTTGCCCGACCCATCTACCTATTACGTATTAACTGTTGTTCCTGAAGCAATGGAAGAGTATTCAGATAGTGAGATTGGTATCGTCAAGTCCAGTCAATCTATGTATTACGAAGAAGTACTAACCCCAGTACTGTTTGTAGTAAAGATGGGACCTGATTGCTATAAAGACGCTACCCGCTTTCCAAGTGGTGCTAGTTGCCAAGTTGGCGACTTCGTTGTCGTCCGCCCCAATTCAGGCACCCGCCTGAAGATTCACGGTCGTGAGTTCCGCTTGATTGCGGATACCTCAGTTGAGGCCGTTGTTGAAGACCCGCGTGGAATTACCCGCGCTGCATAAGGAGTAAATCATGGCATTACCTGAATTTGAGTTACCCGATCCTGATAAGGATGATATTGCTGCTGAAGACGCTAAGTTTGAAGTAGAAATAGAAGACGATACCCCGCCGGAAGACCGACGTCGCAAGCCGATGAAGGAGCCGGTCGAAGACCCGACGGAAGACGAGTTATCCTCGTACGACGAGAAGGTTCAAGCGCGTATCAAGAAGTTCACCCGTGGTTACCACGACGAACGCCGAGCAAAAGAAGAAGCCTTTCGCGAGCGCGAAGCGGCGGAATCATTTGCTAAAGAAGTGTTTGCAGAAAACAAACGTCTTCAACAGCAGCTATCAACTGGTAGTAAAGCATTCATTGAGCAATCTCAAACTTCTGCTGACTTGGAATTGGTAAACGCCAAGAAAAAGTACAAAGAAGCTCATGAGATGGGTGATGTAGATGCTCTTGCCGATGCTCAAGCAGATATTTCTAGAGCTACTTTAAAATTGGACAAAGCTCAAGGGTTGCGTCCAATAGAAGTAGAAGAGAAGGAATATACCCCCGCAAAATCAGAAGTAGCTCAGCTTAACCCCCGTACTCAGAAGTGGGTTCAATCCAACAGCGATTGGTGGGGGGTAGACGAAGAAATGACTATGTCCGCGATGGGGCTTGACAAAAAGTTAGCTAAAGAGTATGGTTCAGACTATGTTGGTACTGAAGAGTACTTCAAAACCATCGATAAAACGATGCGCAAGAGATTCCCTGAGCATTTTGAAGATGCTGAGAGCTATGAGGAAGATACACCGCCTCCAAAGAAAAGAGTATCAGAACCGGTTGATGAGGATGATGAACCCCCACGCCGTGCACAAAAATTTACTACTGTTGTGGCTCCGGCTTCACGTAGTACTCCGCCTAATCGTATAAGGTTAAAGGCATCCGAAGCCGAGGTAGCTCGTAGACTTGGGGTTCCTATAGAAGAATATGCGAAGCAGGTTGCAAAACTTAAAAGAGGTTAAATATGGAACAGGTAAAAACTGCCGACAAGGCACAAAATCGTTTGGCTCGTGAACTTGATACGCGTGCAGAAATGCAACGTCCCCCCTCCGTGGCAGGCTCCCGAAACCCTACCGTCACCTAATCCGCGTCCGGGTATTTCTCACCGCTGGGTAAGAACCAGTATGGGAGGACAATCTGACGTACAAAACGTCTCTAGTAAGTTAAGAGAAGGGTATGAACCCGTGAAAGCGGAGGACTATCCTGAAATGATGATGCACGCTTCTACTGAAGGTCGCTTTAAGGGCAACATTGAGGTGGGAGGTTTGGTTCTCTGTAGTATTCCGTCGGAGTTTTTGAAGCAACGAGATGCACACTTCTCAAAGATCAATAAAGATACGATGGAATCTGTAGATAACAATTTTATGAAAGACAACGATCCACGGATGTCGAAGTTCTCTGAGAAATCGACAAAAGTGACGTTTGGTTCTGGTTCTTAACTTTTTAAAGGAGTCTTAAATGGCTTATCCCGCTGTCAACGCGCCTTACGGGCTGTTGCCGCAGAACCTAATTGGTGGTCAAGTATTTGCGGGTTCTACCCGTATGTACACTATCCAGTACGGTTATGCGACCGACATCTTTTACGGTGATTTCGTCGTACTATCGCGTGGTAATGTAACTCGTGCCTCAGTTTCTACTGGCACTGGTTTAAACCAAACGGTTGGTATTTTCTTGGGATGTACTTATACAAACCCGCTAAACAAACAAAAGCAGTTCTCTCAATACTGGCCCGCAAGCACCCTCGCTGGTGACTGTGAAGCCTATGTATTGGACGACCCTGATGCTGTGTTTAAGGCTGTTGTATGTTCCGCCACCACTGCTGTTGCTTCCGCTGCTATAGCGATGATTGGCACTAACCTGTCAGCCATTAACAATACAGGTAGCACCACCACTGGTAACTCTGCTAACGCAGTTTTAGCTCCTTCAGCAACTCCTGTAACAACAACCTTACCTTTGCGTTTGATTGATGTTGTTACTGATAGTGCTATTACTACATCTGCTACTGGCTCTTCATCTTCTACAACTATTACCTTAACTGGTTCTGGCTTGCCTATCGCAATCCCTGTTGGAACAGATGTAGCCTACGTTGCAGCAAATGGGCAAATCATTCAAACAGGTTCTTTTGTAACTACCGCTGCGGCAGCCGCTGCAACGTCAGTTACGATTAACGCTGCGATTGCGGTCCCCGGCAGTGTTGTAGCCATTCCTGCTTCTTCCACTATAGTGTTCACCCAGTTTCCTGAAGTTTTGGTTAAGTTTAACCAAGCACTGCACGGTTACTACTCTGCCACTGGCGCATAAGGAGCATAAATCATGGCTATTTCACGCGCACAACTACTGAAGGAACTCCTTCCGGGTCTTAATGCTTTGTTCGGTCTTGAATATGCACGCTACGGCGAACAGCATAAAGAGATTTACGAAACAGAGACTTCTGAGCGTAGCTTTGAAGAAGAGACCAAACTGTCTGGCTTCTCTGCCGCACCTGTCAAAAACGAGGGTTCTGCCATCGCTTATGACAATGCACAAGAGGCATTTACAACTCGCTACAACCACGAAACCATCGCCTTGGGCTTTGCGATCACTGAAGAAGCTATCGAAGATAACCTCTACGATTCTTTGTCAGCCCGCTATACCAAAGGTTTGGCTCGTGCTATGGCTTACACCAAGCAAATCAAAGCGGCTTCTGTTTTGAACAACGGCTTCAGCGCTGCCTATGTTGGTGGTGATGGCGTTGCTCTGTTCAGCACTGCTCATCCTTTGACTGGTGGTGGCACCAATAGTAATCGCCCAGCTACAGCGGCTGATTTGAACGAGACTTCTCTTGAAGCCGCCGTTATTCAAATCGCAGCTTGGACTGATGAGCGTGGTCTATTGATTGCTGCAAAGCCTAAGAAGTTGATTATTCCGCCAGCACTCCAGTTCGTTGCTACTCGTCTGTTAGAAACCAGCCTCCGTGTTGGCACTACTGACAACGACGTCAACGCGTTGAAGAACAATGGTTCAATCCCAGAAGGCTACACAGTTAACAACTATTTGACCGATACAAACGGTTGGTATTTGACTACTGATGTGCCTAACGGCTTGAAGCACTTTATCCGTACTCCGCTGCAAAACAGCATGGACGGTGACTTCGATACTGGCAACGTGCGCTACAAGGCACGCGAGCGTTATTCGTTCGGCTGGTCTGACCCATTAGGAATGTTCGGTTCACCCGGTTCGTCCTAAGAAAGACTGAGAAGGGAGCCTTGTGCTCCCTTTTCTTTTGGTGTATATTTAACTAACCGGAATCTTTCGGTGTATCAAACAGGTCCGGCTGACCTCATGCAGATTGATACGCCATAACGCATGGAGATATTCTTATGGGATTCGCAACGCATTTAGGCCCTTGGTTGTTGGGCACTGTTAAAAATACAACTGGCTCTACTTCTGGCACCATTCGCAATTTGGGCGCAACTGTTGTATCGCAGTCCAAAGCCATTTTGTACACGGACATTACGGCAGCTACGGTTGCTTTTACGATTCCAGCAGGCTCACAGATTCTGACTGCTTCGTTTAACACCACTGTTGCCTATGCAACTACCACTCCTACATACGCACTTTTTTCTAACGCTGTTGCAATTAATACAGCCGCAAACGGAAGCGTATTTACAAACACTGGCATTGTAAATATTTTGCTTGGCAATAATTCTGCCGCCGCCGCTGTGTTGTGTAACAACGTAGGTACGTCAGACGCAATCATCACGTTTACACAGGCTAACGTCACTGCCACCTCTGGCGCTGGCACACTGACTCTTACGTATGTTGTAAAAGATTCTGACGGTTCTGCCAATCCTTCACAAGTCTAATTAATCATGGGGGCTTCGGCTCCCTTTTAAAAAAGGATTAGTTATGCAACAAACTGATGTACAAGCGGCGCATTTAAGCGCGGCGGGGTCTTACTATGTAGGACGCGCAAGGTTGAAAGGTATTGTTGTTAGCCCAAAAGCCAGCACTGCCGCAACATTTGAAATTAGAAACGGAAGCGCTACTGCCGCCGTTCTCTATACGATGGATATTGCAAGCCTTGCAACGCCAAACACTTTCTATATTTTGATTCCCGGCGAGGGCATATTGGCCTCTACGGGGCTACATTTAACAACAAGTGTTGGTACCGTAACAGGTATCACAATATTCTATGGCTAGTCCCGCATGGACTCGCAAAGAAGGCAAGAACCCGAATGGCGGTTTAAACGCCAAGGGCCGAGCCTCTGCGAAGAAAGAAGGTCACAACTTGAAACCACCTCAACCAGAGGGCGGCTCAAGGCGCGACTCTTTCTGTGCAAGGATGAGTGGAATGAAAAAGAAATTGACATCCGCAAAAACAGCGAACGACCCGAACTCTAGGATCAATAAGAGTCTTAGAGCATGGAACTGCGCTGAAGGCGGGTATGTGAACTCAGCAGACGGGATTGCTCAAAAGGGCAAGACCAAAGGAAGGATGTGTTGATATGAACAACGACGTAAAAACAATGACCGACGGTGCTGCTGTGGTTGTTGGACTTGGTGGCTTCATGGGCTGGGTAACTCCGCTCGTAGGACTCATTGGTGGAATATTGACCATTGTGTGGTTGATTCTTCGTATATACGAGACTGAAACTGTCAAGGCTTTGATAGCTAAATATGCCAGCAACAAGTGAGAAACAGAAAAAATTCATGGACGCGGTAGCTCACAACAAAGGGTTTGCCAAGAAAGCTGGTGTCCCCCAATCTGTTGGGAAAGACTTCAGCGAAGCGAGTAAAGGTATGAAATTTGGTTCTGGTGACGGCACTAGAGCAGATCGTCAGGTAGTAAATCAGCCTAAAACCGATCATGGTGGTCAGGCACTTTTTAAAAAAGGTGGAAGTATGGCAAGCAAAATGAACCCCGGTTTTATGGCAATGATGGCTAAGAAGAAAGACGCTAAGCCTTCAGCGATGGGTAAACCAACAATGAAAGCTGGCATGAGCACGGCTAAGGACGGCATGAAGAAGCCTACTCCTATGGTGGGTATGAAAAAAGGCGGCTCTGCCTCCTCACGCGCTGATGGCGTTGCCACTAAAGGCAAGACCAAAGGTAAGATGCTTGCCAAAGGTGGCGCGGCTAAAGAATATTGCTAAGGAATCACCATGAAAAAAGTTAAACGTTACAACGAAAACGGCTACGTCACTAGCGACGACAGTAACTCCGGGATGAAAGAAGCCTACGACGAAGGCGCACTAGAACGTGCTAATTCTTCTGCGGAATCTCAATCTATTGCTGATGAAGCCAAGGGCGAAGAAATGCTCAAGTCCATGCGCGATGAGGCCGCAAAGCCAAAGCCAAAACCAAAACCAAAGCCCAAAACAATTGCTAAGACGACTCCTAACACTTCTGATTACAGCAACGAAGGACGCTCTACCCCCGCACCTGCGGCTAAGCCGGATGTAACCAAGATGTCTTTGTCAGAACGCATGAAGGCAAGTCGTGAAAACGCTAGATCAGGTGTCGGTACAACTGATACACGATCTGTTAGTCAGCGTCTACGTTCTGCTTTTGGTATGGCTAAAGGTGGCACCGCTTCTTCTCGCGCCGATGGTATTGCTTCTAGAGGTAAAACTCGCGGAAAGATGTGCTAATCATGGCAGACGTTAAATACCCAGACTACACCCCAGTAGATGAACCTGTTCGCACAGGCCCCAAACCCGCAGAACCCGGTAGCGGTATCAGGGTTGAGAAAGAACCCGCTCCTAAAACTGCCCCAAAGGTAGTTAAAAAGGCTTCTGGCGGTTCAGCTTCTTCACGCGCAGATGGATGTTGCACTAAGGGCAAAACCCGTGGAAAGATGATGTAACTATGATGTCAAGTCGCGGTATGGGCGCTATCAGCCGCTCAAAGATGCCCAAAGGCAAGAAGACTGCCCGAAGGGATGACACCGACTTCACACAGTACGCCGAAGGTGGGCAAGTCTGGGATAAGAAACGCCCTGCAAAACTTGGTAAATCTAAAGAACTTACTGATTATAAAAAAACCCAAGCTCAGTCTAGAGCGCGTAGACACGGCAGGGCTTATCCGAACTTAATTGACAACATGTGGGCAGCTAAATAATGGCAAACACCTCTGGAGCGTCCGCATTTAATCTTGACCTATCCGAGTTGGTCGAGGAGGCGTTTGAACGCGCTGGTAGTGAGATGCGCACTGGGTATGACCTGCGTACTGCCCGTCGTAGTCTCAACATCATGTTTGCTGACTGGGCAAATCGTGGTATCAATCTATGGACAATCGAGACAGGGTCTATTACCCTAGTTCAGGGGCAAAACACGTACCCACTACCAAACGACACGATTGACCTTCTTGAGCATTTAATTCGTACTGACGCAAACAGCACGTCCAATCAAGCCGACCTGACAATCACGCGGATTAGCGTTTCTACCTACGCTACGATTCCTAACAAGTTAACCCAAGCCAGACCTATTCAGGTTTGGATTCAGCGTTACAACGGGCAGACTTCGCCTATAACATCTACGCTGACTACAACCATTACAAGCACATCAGACACAATCGTGTTGAGTGATGTTACGGGTTTACCCGCAGCAGGGTTCATAAAGATTGATAGCGAGATTATCAATTACGGGTACATCACTCAAGATGCAAACGCCATTACGGGCACTCTATCTAGTTGCTTCCGTGGTCAGCAAAACACGATTGCTGTAGGACATACGGCTGCGGCTACTGTGTACTGGCAACAAGTGCCAGCGGTAACCGTTTGGCCTACCCCTGATAACGTACAGCCATACACATTTGTTTACTGGCGTCTACGCCGCACCCAAGATGCTGGTGGTGGTGTGAACATCATGGACGTACCGTTTAGATTTATCCCATGTATGGCGGCTGGTCTGTCGTACTACATCGCTGGCAAAGTACCGCAGGGTATGGAGCGTATAGCCATGTTGAAGGCTCAGTATGACGAGGCATGGGAACTGGCAGCATATGAAGACCATGAGAAGGCAGCATTACGTTTAGTTCCTAGACAGACCTACATCGGGAGGTAGTCATGGAAAGAGATAATGAAGACTCCATAGTTTCTCGCTCTAATGCAGCACTTGCGGATTCAAACCAAAAACTACCGCCTTTGGATGAGATGACTGGACGCCCTAAGATGGGTCCTATAGATGTACGCGAAATGCAAGATGATTTGCGTGTTATACCTAGATTTGCATCTATAAACAAAAACAGTCAATATCTTTCAGGCATGGTTTCAGGCACAAAAAAACTAGACAAAAATACCGCATTGCAAGGTCATCTAGGCGTTGATTTGAGTAATGATAAATACAATGGACCAAGAGCGCGTGGGACTAATGCTGGAATTAGTTTAATGCATAGTTTTGCCAAGGGCGGCAAGGTAACGGCTTCAACCCGTGCAGATGGGATTGCCCAGCGCGGAAGGACGAAGGGTAGGGTTATCTAATGGGTAATCGTTTTGCTTCGGGCAAAAATGCAATTTCGGAGTGTGACCGCTGT